AGCTTTGGTTTGCTTAGTCTGTGTAAATACTTAGAGGTAAGTCTTGTAGCTACATCATTGATTCAAGTGGCAGTCTTTACATGTATAGCTATAGTCAGGAAGTATATGGTAAGAGTTTATTATAAGAGAAGACAGAGATGAATGTATTAAGTTTGTTTGACGGTATGTCATGTGGTCGTATTGCTTTGGATCAATTAGGAATCAAGGTAGATAACTACTATGCCTGTGAAATAGATAAGTATGCAATGCAAGTAAGCCAAGCAAACTATCCTGAGATCATACAGCTTGGAGATGTTTGTGATGTTAAGTCAGAGGATCTTCCAAAGATAGATCTTATTCTTGCTGGTAGTCCATGCCAAGGATTTAGTTTCGCGGGTAAGCAACTCGCCTTTGATGATCCAAGGTCAGCATTGTTCTTCGAGTTCATTAGATTATTAAAAGAATGTAAGCCAAAGTATTTCTTACTAGAGAATGTAAGAATGAAGAAAGAATACTTACAAGTAATCAGCGAACAGGTGTCAGCATGTTATCCAGAGATACCCTTTGGTATCGAGCCGACTATGATATGTAGCAGTCTTGTTTCTGCCCAGTCAAGAAAGAGATATTACTGGACAAACATACCCAATGTCACCCAACCCGAGCAAAAAGGCATAGTTTTGAGGGACATATTGGAGACGAGAGTTAATCAAGATAGATTATCGGACATGACTAACCAAGATAATAAAGCCTACTGCCTAACAACAACCTATCCTTGTGCTAGACCTCAAAGAAGTATGGAGAAATCTGAGAAGAGTATGATTCCTGTTGAAGATACTGTCCCCAATTCAACGACACTTATATATGACAGCAAAGATAAATCACACAAGCCAATCAAAGTAGGTATGAATGTAGAAGAAGTAAAAGTAAGGAAGCATGAGGTTGATATACCTGGTTTACAGCAATGTATCTTAGATCATTATGATAAGTGTGGTAAGAACAAACAACAAATAGCAGAAGAACTAGAGGATAAGTATTCTACTGTTGAACATTACTTTAGAAAGTTAGGTAGTGATTTCTTTTCTATACCTTCTGAAGAACATTGGCTTCAATTAAAAGATATTCTTGGTATAAAAACAGACACCTTTGATGCACAGATTATGGAGTTTGAATACAGAGATGGTGTCTATGAAACAAAGCAAAGAGTCTATAGTGAGAATGGTAAGTCTCCGACACTTACTGCTGGAAATAAAGAACAATACATAGAGACAAGTGACAAGCCCATACAAGTAGGCATAGCTGTCGATGTTAAAGGATTTGATATACAAAAAAGGGTTTATTCATTAGATGGTAAATCACCCACTATAATGGCGGCAGCAGGAACAGGAGGTGGTAGGGTACCTAAAATAGAAACCCACGACACCCCAAAACAAGTAGGCATAGCAACAGACATCAACGGACATGACATACTTAAGAGAGTCTATAGCGAAGATGGTAAGTCACCTACTGTTAATACCTGTCAAGGTGGCAACAGAGAACCCAAGGTATTGGCGGGAGCTTATCGAGCAAGATCAATAGACAAGGACGGCAACAGAGTATCCTGGAAAGAAGTAAAGCCTAAGCAGATGTTGGAGCTGAGAAGAGATGAGAAGTCAAACACAGTGACATCAGTACAAAAAGATAATGTCCTAACCCAAGACGAAGTTTACTGGCGTAAGCTAACACCCCTGGAATGCGAAAGGTTGCAGACAGTACCCGACAACTACACAGATCATGTCAGTAATTCTCAGAGATTTAAAATGCTAGGCAATGGTTGGACGATTGAAGTAATCAAACATATATTTAAAAACATGGAGAGAGACAATGACTGAGTGGCATGGTGGAAAAGGTAGTCGTGATCGCATAAAAGATCGTGATAAATTTAATGAGAACTTTGATAGAATCTTTGGTAAGAATAGAGATAAAGGAGAGAAAAAGAAACAAATGTCCCAAAAGAAAAATGATCCTGGTTGTACAAAAATTATACAAAAACGTACGTGCAATGGAGAAATGGCGAATTGCACACCCCCCTCTGAAAGGTGCATTCCTATGCGATTTAGGTGTCTGTGCGGTTGTGCAGTTGCACATGCCTGCACATACGCACATGCACCTCTGAAAGCCCTAGTTTTACTGGTACGTGCGGTTGTGCGTACGTGCATCTCTATAGAGAACTATAGAAAGGTGTGTATTAACATACACCTTTACTTAGGAGAGATAGTATTCTCTAGTAGAAATCTTGTTAGAATATAGACATGGAAGAGAAAAAAAAATTAACAAAAAAACAGGAAACATTTGTCGACCTTATGGTGTATCAAGATTATAAGCAGACGAAGTGTGCTCATCTTGCGGGCTATGAAAATCCAGGGGTTGCAGCAACTAGGTTGTTGAGTGATCAGCAGTATGCTCATGTGCAAGAGAAGATCATGGAACTTAAAGCTGTGCAAAGAGCTAAGAATGAAATTACTTTTGAAGGCATAGCAACTAAGTTAGGTGAGATAAGAGATGTTGCATTAGCCGATGGAAGTTATGGGCCTGCGGTCACAGCAGAGATTGCAAGAGCTAAACTTGCTGGGCTTATGGTAGATAGGAAAGAGTTGAAGATTCATAAGATAGATAACATGAGTAGGGATCAGCTAGAGAATAGATTGAAAGAGTTGGTGTTAGAGAATCAGATTATCTTGGGTACTTCGGAAACTGTAGAAGATGATAAGGATCTTATTGAAGATCAGACTGATCAAGAATAGCTTTGACTCTATCTTCTGCGTCCTTTAACTTGCGTTCGCAATACTTTACGACCTTAGTTCCTTCTTCAAAAGATTGGATTGATTCTTCGAGGGATATGTTTTCTTTTTCTAAGGAGCTGACTAAGTCTTTCAACTTAGCCATGCCTTTTTCAAATGTCATTAGCTTACCCTTTGCACACAATATCTTTTAGATGTTGCGTCCTTCCAGAATTGGAACTTGCGATCCTTGAAGTGTGCTGTGTAGAAGTTTGATCTGTATTTGTAGACCTCATCTCTACTTAAACCTGTAATCGTATCTCCGATTAAAAGTTTATCGAGTGCTTGTGTAAATGGTGTTCTAAAGTTTGCTTTCTTTAGTGGCACATCTTTTTCTATTTTAAATCCCATTGTTCTCTCTCCTTTTTTGGTTAAATAATTTTCTTTGCCTTTCGTGTTCATCTCCTTTCATCATGTCAATAAGATCCTCCTCACTATGTGGGCTAGGAATATGCTGCTTATGATTAGAGTTAGACCATTCAATTACTTGGCTATCATCATTGTATGTAATGGTAAACTGCCAAGGTTTTTTAGGATCTTTCTTTTCGTCAAGGATCATCTTGATTTCCTTACGCCACTTCTCCAGCTTGATAAGTGTGCGTTGTCGTTCTACTTTTAGATCATGTTCAGTCATTAGATACCTCCTCCTTTAAATCTGCACTATCAACAATATCCATAATCAGATCTGCCAACCAATATACAGAGCAGTAAGGATTATTTTCATTTGCGTTGCAAAGACTTCTTATCTCTGCAATCATTTCTTGTTTATCCATTAGATACCTCCTATAGTCCCATTTTTTGTAATCGTTGTTCTATTATCTCTTGATCTGCTTCTGAAAATAAATCTGCATAATCAGTAGTAATCATTAGAACCAACTCTTCTATTATTTCTTTATCTGTCATTAGTCATTCTCCTTGTTGATACTTTGTTCTATGTATGTTCCCCATTGATCAGCCATGGCCTTAGCAATGCCTGTGTAGAACATACTCCTTTCTTTACCCTTGCCACTACCTATCCACCAAATCCTATGCTTTTCTTTAGGGTGTAGTTTGTCAGTAGCTTCTTTAACATTATCTGTTTCAGTCAGCTTGGGTAAATCTTTTAGCCATAAGCAAGTGCGTTTGTATTCTTTGTGTCCAAACTGATAAGGGTTAATCGTTTGATCTGATTTCCTTATGTAAGATGAGATAACACTTACTGGATTCTCAATGGCTATATGTTTGATTGGAGCTTCCATAAGTTTTTTGACAAACTCAATAGCCTCATCTCTTAAATACATTGGTTTCTTACCCTCAGTAAACCACCTTGCTCCACTAACAGATAGATGAGTACATGGTGGGTGTCCTATCATTAAGTCCCAACCTTGATCCAAGATGTCAAAGACATCTCCCTCATAGTGTCTATCTTGTATATCGCTTTCGCATGGTAGTATGTCGCAAGACCAAGCGTCAAAACCTAGTTCAAGGAATGCGTCCCTTACTGTTCCACTATACTCACAAGCAACTAATACTTTTATATTGCTTCTATCCATTGACTACCTCCTCTATCTCAATGACATGGGCAAAGTCATCACACTCAAAACAGTATGCGTCCTTTCCTGCATGGTTAGTAATTGGTTGACCATTCACATCTTCCATAGTCCATGATTGCGTCCTACATTCTTCGCATACGCTTATCATGTTTGGCTTCTTTAGTTCTATGCTTATGAAATCATCTAGGTAATAACCCAGTTCATTCATAAAGGTAAGATTAATTTGCGAGTGTAGATCAAGTAAGTCTTTGGCTTGAATATCGAACTCCAAGCCACCTCTTATTTTTAATATATATGTTTGCATTAGTACCCCCTTGAATAATCTTTTAAATCTTGTTCTTTTAAATCCTCAACATACATATCTAAATGTTTTG